ATCTTATGTTAGCCGAATGGGCCAACAGAGGTTTAAATCAATGGACCATTGCACAAAAAACAGTGGCCATGGTAAAAGACACCACATCTTACAACATTGACAGTACCAACAGCACAGCACCGATTGACGTACTAGATGTATTTATTAGAGAAACTGTCGGCTCTGAGTCAACAGATCTGCCCATGACCAGGTTAAGCAGAGCTGAGTATTCTCACATTGTTACTAAATCAACCACAGGAAAACCAAATCAATTTTTTATAAACAAGCAGCTGTCACCGACTATTACAGTTTGGCCTGCTCCAGATAAATCCAGTGCTTACACGGTTTACATGAATGTATTAACCAGAATGGATGACTCGGATGCAGCAACCAACACTCTGGACATGCCTTTTAGGTTTTATCCTTGCTTGGCCGCAGGCCTGGCATATTACATATCTTTAAAAAGAGCGCCAGAAAGAACCGCTATGTTAAAAGGTTTGTATGAAGAAGAGTTTACCAGGGCCTTATCCACCGATGAGGATAGAGCGTCATTTAGAATATCTCCAGATATTCGGAGCTACAACAACGCATAATGGCATTTGCATCTGGTAAACATGCCTACGGAATCTGTGACATAACAGGATTTCGCTATAAATTAAAAGACATGAAAAAAACTTGGGACGGACTCCTGGTGGGCCCAGACCAGTTTGATCCTAAGCATCCACAAATTATGCCTCGGCCCGCACCATTAGATCCACAGGCCATAAGAAATGCAAGGCCAGAAAAACCCACAGACAATAATTTCTTTGTGGTTTACACAAACGTAGGCGATGGAAAACTAGGATCTCAGCTTACAACTTTTAATATAAGTGCTAATATAGGATCAGTTACGGTAACAACAACATGAGTTTTACATATTCAACATTAAAAACAGCGGTCCAGGATTATCTGCAAGTCTCTGAAACGACCTTTACCAATCAGCTACCAACTTTTATTCAAGAGGCTGAAAATAGAATATTTAAACTTGTTCAGCTACCGAAACAAAGAAAAAATGTCCAGGGATCTCTTTCCACAAATAATAGGTTTTTGGCCACGCCAACAGATTTCTATGCACCATTTAGTCTTGCGGTTATCAGCAGCAATACTTACGACTATTTAGATTTTAAACATTCATCGTTTGTAAAAGAATATGCTCCTACCAGCACAACCAGGGGCCAGCCAAAATATTATACTTTGTTTGATGATACGGCGTTTGAGGTAGCACCTGTACCAGACGCAGACTATACGGTAGAATTACATTATTTATATAAACCAGTCTCTTTAACGAGTGGTAGTGACAGCGGTACAACATTTTTGTCTACGGATTATCCGGACGCATTGTTGTACGGCACGTTAGTAGAAGGCGCAGTTTTCTTAAAGGAACCGCTAGATGTCGTTGCCCAGTTCGAGGGACGCTTTAAGGAGGCGGTAGCTAGAATGAAAACTCTATCAGAAGGTCGTGGCACACGAGACGAATATAGATACGATTTATTACGCACCGGCGTAAATTAGTGATCGAATTAACAAAAGAAGAAACTCAAAACACACCCCAACAACACCTAGAAGGCAAAAAAATTGCAATTGTTGGCCTTGGAATTAGCCAGGTTGATTTTGCTATTGGCCTGCAAAATGGCCGCGAATGGGATGAGGTCTGGTGCATCAACTCTGCCGGGGCAACTTACCCGTGCGATAAAATATTTATGCTAGATCCAGCAAGCCGATTTTTTGATAGTACCGATGCTGGTTTACAAACCAATGTAATGACAAGTTTACTTAGCAACACAGATGTACCGGTTTTTACCTGCGAGCTTGACAACAGAGTAAAGAACCCCGTTATGTTTCCAATTAACGAGGTTTGCAATGCTACCAAATGCGCTTACTTAAATAACACGGTTGCTTATGCAATAGCTTACGCTTTGTGGAGCAAGGTTGGCAGAATAGATCTATTTGGTATAGATTTTTCATACAAAGAAAACATGCACTTTGCCGAGGCGGGCCGAGCGTGTGTTGAGTTCTGGATAAGCAAGTGCATGGAAAACGACATATTGGTAGGTATGAGTGGCAGATCTACTGTCCTGGACTCAAACGTGCCAGCTACAGAAAAACTTTATGGTTTTCATAGATTAGAAAAGCCATTGGTTGCAATACCCCATGAAGGCAAGTTTATTATTGGGCCTTACGATGAAATAAACAAAGAGTTAGAAAAGCAAGGTTTAAAAATAAATGAGGATGTAGCTCCACCAGAGCCATACAAAGGATGAACGTTGACGGACTATTTGAACTAGGACAAATTTCAGTGCATGCCACAGAGAATGGTGGCCACCCACCAGAATTTTGGGCAGCACAAGCAACCAAGAAAATTTGTGACATTTCAGACAATGCACCAGAGCATGTAAAACAGCAGGCTCTCGCTTTCCAAAAACAAGTTTATGATGTAATCTTGTATACTATAAAAAATGCAATAGAGTCTAAGAATACAACTCTAATAAATTTGTTAAAAAAACAAGGTCACAGTGACATGGCTGATATTATTAAGGAGCTATAAGATGGCAATTACATCGGCAATATGCACAAGTTTCAAACAAGAACTTTTGGTTGGAACACATAACTTTACTAACAGCAGCGGTAATTCTTTTAAATTAGCGCTCTACACGTCTTCGGCAACTTTGGGTGCTGGCACTACAGCATTTACCACAACCGGGCAAGCATCTGGGACTAATTACACATCTGGCGGTAGCGCTTTAACAAATGTTACTCCCGTGGCCTCTGGAACCACTGCAATCTGTGATTTTGCAGATTTAACATTTAGCAATGCGACTGTGACAGCTAGAGGGTGCATGATTTATAACGACACCAACAGCGATAAAGCAGTTTGTGCTATTGATTTTGGTGGCGACAAGACATCTACCGCAGGTGATTTTACGATTGTTTTCCCAGGCGCAACAGCTACAGGTGCAATTATAAGATTGGCTTAATTAAATTTCTATTATGGTAGAATTTAAAAATGCCACTCACCAAAGTTAATTTTAAACCAGGGATCAATAAAGAGGAGACTGACTACTCAAACGAAGGTGGTTGGGTAGACGGCAACTTTATTCGGTTCAGAAAGGGCCGCGTTGAAAAAATAGGTGGCTGGGAAAAATACAGAACCAGCTCTGTTGTTGGATCTCCTAGGGGTTTGCATGCCTGGATTGCATTAGACGGCACTGAATATCTTGGCATAGGCACAACCAACAAATACTATATTGAAAACGGTAACGTTTATTATGATGTTACTCCGATTCGCAGATCCTCAACAAATTCAACTACATTCGGGGCCACCAATGGATCCTCAACTATAACGGTTACAGAAACAGGACATGGAGCTGTCAATGGTGACTTTGTTACTTTTTCAAGCGCAGTATCTTTAGGCGGCTTAGTTACTGCGGCGGTTTTAAATCAAGAATATCAAATTAATCTTGTTACAGGTGCAAATACTTTTGAAATAACAGCTAAAAATACTGCTGGCACAATCATTACAGCAAACGCAAGTGACTCTGGTAATGGCGGATCTGCAACCGATGCTGTGTATCAAATTAATTCTGGCCTAGATGTTTATGTTGATAGTACCGGTTGGGGTGTAGGTACCTGGGGTGCAGGCGGCTGGGGTGCTGCTACAGCATTAAGTGATGTCAACCAGCTTAGGTTGTGGACGCACGACAACTATGGTGAGAACTTAATTATTAACCCACGCAATGGTGGTATTTACAGATGGCTTGAAAGTAATGGCGTTTCTACAAGGGCCGTAGAGCTATCTGGTATCACTGGCGCCAATAAAGTGCCGACCAAGGCTTTGCAAGTTATTACATCTGAAACAGACAGACATTTAATTGTCCTAGGCGCAGATCCTTTAAGCGGTGGTTCAAGAACTGGCGCTATAGATCCAATGTTGATTGCATTTAGCGATCAAGAAAACGAATTGGAGTTTGAGCCACTGAATACCAACTCTGCTGGTTCTTTGCGTTTATCAAGTGGATCTTCAATTATCGGTGGCATCAAATCCAGACAAGAGGTTTTAATCTGGACAGACACATCTTTATACAGCATGCAATTTATTGGGCCACCACTTACTTTTGCAGTCAACCTAATCAATGAAGGCGCTGGCCTCATTGGGCCCAAGGCATTTGCCAATGGCCCAAACGGCGTTTTCTTTATGTCAAAAAATGCTTTTTACTTTTATAACGGCTCGGTTAAAAAGCTGCCTTGTTCGGTGCAAGATTATGTATTCGGTGATTTAGATGTTGGCCAGGCGTTTAAATGTTTTGCTGGCCTCAACGAAGAGTTTTCTGAAATATGGTTTTTCTATCCATCTAACACAGATAACACGGATGAGATCTCCAGATATGTAATTTATAACTATGAAGAAAACTCCTGGAGCATAGGAACCTTAGAAAGATACTCCTGGCTTAATTCTGGTATTAATGAAAAGCCACTAGCAGCGGGTGAATCAAGCGACACTAAATATATTTACGAACACGAAAAAGGTGCTAACGATGACATTAGCTCTATGGACAATGTGTTTATAGAATCTGCCGACATAGATATGACGGACGGCGAGAGCTTTGTGTTTCTTAAAAAAATAATCCCAGACATACTTTTTCAAACAGAAACAGGCACAAGTCCGACACCAGCAGTAAACGTGGTGGTTAAAAGAAGAGACTTTAACGGCCAGTCTTTATCAACCGATTCAACCACACAGATAGGCACATCAAGCACTTTTTCAAGTTTAAGAACCAGGACAAGGCAATTTGTATTGCGCTTTGAATCCGATGACGATAACAGTGAACCAGACAGAAAAGATTTTAAATGGAGGTTGGGAGACACTCGCTTAGACATACAACCATCTGGACGTAGATAATGGCTAAGTTACTACCGACAAGACTGCCGCAAGCACAAGGGCCAGAGATAACTGTCGATACTTTCAACCGTTTAATAAGAATTTTAGAAATAAACCTGGGTGCAGCAGACTTAGATGTTACAAAAGGCTACACAAATACCGAGCTTGGCGAATTGCAATTCGCTACAGGCTCGATTATATTTAACACTACAACAGAGGTTCACCAGGCTTTTGATGGAACAGAATTTAGAAACCTGTACGAGCACCAAACTTATGTGACCGGAGTTTCTGCTACAATGAGCATAGGTGCAGTTACAGTAACAATAGGATAGATATGGCATTAGAAGACACACTAGCAAAAATTTACAAACTACCAAAAGGATCCATGGGCAAAATTGCATCTACAGGCGGCCCTTACATGCAAGAAACTGGAGCTGCTATACCACAGGGTATGGTGCCTGGTATGGTTCGGACAATGGAATTTAGAGATGTCAACCAAAATGGTATAGAAGATAGAGACGAGGGCATGTATAGGCAAAGGGACCTAGTTCCAGAATCTAGTTTGCCGCCAAAAATGAATGTACCAGACGCTTTTTTTGCAAGACCACCGGAGTCTGGCGCAGTTATAAGAAATTCAGAAATAAGATCAGCATTGGAGAAGGCGCTTGGCGCTGAGTCTGGTGCGGCGATTAATGATGCAGAAATAGATCAAGCTGCAATGAGCTTATTGCGACCGGAATCTGGTGCAGTCATAAGCGAAAATGAAATGCAATCCACAACTAATGCTTTAATGGATGCAGCAAGAGGCACTTCCGATCCCGAAGAAAGAGAAGGCCTTATGCGCATGATAGAAAAATTGCAGGCCCAGGCTATGGCACCTATGGGTGAGATGGCCCAACAGTTAGCACAAGCAGGTGGTGGCGAAGACACGATGCTTGCTCATTTGCGACCAGGAGAGATAGTTTTACCCCCAGAGATGATGGAGGATCCAGAATTTGAAACCATGGTTGAAACCAAGTTTAATCAACTGGGCATTAATCCAGCACAAGCTGTAGCTGGTGTTGGTATAGCCAGTCTTAATGAATCAACTGGTTTAGAACAGTTTGGTTTCTTTAAAAAAATTGGTAAAAGCCTTAAAAAAGTAGTTAAGAAAGTAGCACCGTTAGCAGTCTTTGTGCCAGGTATTGGTACAGCTCTAGGTGGTGTTTTGGGTGGACTTGGTAGTGCAGTGACATCTGGGTTGGGCAGCATAGGATTGGGTGGAGTAGGAAGCGCATTAGGCAGTGCTGGCAGCGCTCTTGCAAGTGGTATAAGTAGTTTGGGCATACCCGGAGTTTCATCTATTGCAGGTGGTACAGCTGGAGGTTTTGGCGGTATTACGAACGCATTGACTACTAGATCTGGGTTATTCGGTGGCGGTCCTTTATCTGGACTTCTTGGTGGTGGTCAGCAACAAAGCATTGATGAAATAGCAAAGTCTGTTCCTGGTGCAGGTACTAGAGTAGAAAGATTGAGAGCAGAGGGTATGAGTGATGCACAAATTATGGAAAATTTAGTGCAATCTGGCTATGCAAAACCACAGCAATCTGGTGGTAGTAATATTTTTGGCGGTGGAACACCGGGCCAAAGCAGAATAGGCATGATTGAAGATTTGTTAAAGGGCAGACCGTCTGATCCTGTAAGGCAGGGCGGCATGTTTGGTGGTGGTGGTCAAGGTGGTGGCATGGGCGGCTTGGCAGGAATGGCAGGAGCCGGAGCTTTAGCTGCTGGTTTGGGTAAGCTCGCTTACAATGAGGCCAAAGATGCAAAAGGCGTATCACTTTCACCTGTTGTAGCCATGGACGCTACTGGCAGATACAACCTTGAGGCCGAAATGGCGAGAAGAATGGGCCAACAAGCGCCAAACCCAGTTGAGTTTGGTTTACTACCAGCAGGCACTTTGCCAGAACTTTCGGGTGGTAAGCCAAGAGAACCACAGCCTATGATGTACGGTGGCGCCGTAGAAGACCTTACAGGCGGTATGGCCAGAGGTATGATGTATGGCGGATCTGTTATGCCTATGGCTTATGCCGAAGGCGGCAACGTGGCCATGGAAGATTTTGAAAGAAGAAACGGTTTTATTGACGGACCAGGCACAGAGACAAGCGATGACATACCGGCCATGTTAAGTGACGGTGAGTTTGTGATGACAGGCCAAGCAGTCAGAGGCGCTGGTTCTTTTGATATGAACAACAACCAGGGCATCCTTACATTGACTCCGAACGGCGGTCCAGATAGGGAAAATGGAACCGAGCTTATGTACCAACTTATGGAGGCTTTTAGCGGGCAAGCACGTCCTGCATAAAGAAATTATATGAGCAGAATCTTCTTTAATAAACAAACTGGTGAAATGGAAGTCGCGCCAGATCCAAGAGTAGGTCGCATACCAGATATTAATACAATCCCAGGTAGGAGACCAGCGGTGAGGCCTACAAGAATACCACCAAATATATTACAAGGCATAGGCAACATTCCTGGTTTAAATTTAGATTTTTCTAAGCTGCCCAAGAACATAGATTTCAGTAATTTAGATCCAAGAGCTATTAATGCTAATCCGCAAGGCTTTCAAGACATGATCGAGCGAGCGAAAGCTCAAGAAGGACTACAAGGATCGCTCCCGGTAGAAAATTCCATTAATAGATTAATGCCTATGCCAGTTGGAGATCCCGTGCCTCTTGTTCCACCTGTACAAACTGCTGCACCTGCACCTGCGCCTTACACTGGTGCCGGTTATGATGCCTTCGGTGAACAACCTTTTGTCAGCTCAGTCAACAGAGTCGAAAGCGGATTAGATCCATTAACCAAG